TGTACCAGATTTATTTTGTGATAAATTAATCTCCAAGTTTGAAGATAATCCAGAACAATATTATTATCAAGACAGAAAAAATGAAAACCTTGATTGGAGAATGTCATTTACTCAAGTGCATTTAACAGATCACGATATCTGGAAAGATGATGTTAAATATATGATGGATGTCTTTAGAACGTATTTGAGAGAATACAGAAAAGATTGTAACATTCATAAGATGCAATGGCCTGAAGAATACAACTTTGAAACGATACGAATGAAAAGGTATTGGCCAGATGGTGAAGATTGTTTTGAGTCTCACGTTGATGTTACTGATTATGAAAATGCAAGAAGATTTCTGGTATTCTTTTTATACCTAGATGACAACAAAGAAGGGAATACAACATTTCCTCAAATGGACTATTCTGCTTCTTGTAAAAAAGGTTCTCTACTTATGTTTCCACCTCAATGGCCATGGCTTCATGCTGGAGAAAAACCAATAGATAAACCAAAGTATATTGTAGGGAGTTATTTACATTATGTCTAAATTATTAAATCAATTCGGTGAACCAATTGAAAGTACACCAAAACCACTACCATCAACAGAACAAATTTTACAAGACCCTATTACAAAGAAATTTGTATTCTTAAATAGTGATGCTCATCCAGATCAGACTTGTATTGGTCTTACAGGCGAAACTGATTTTCATGGTGTTGTATATAAGTATGGAAAAGTTACTCTTCCAGAAGAACTTGCAACAGAAGAAGAAATCGAAAAAAGTGGGTTGCCATTTAAGTTTGAGTATGATATAATAGAAAACAATGGAATACCAAAAGAAAATTTTGGTGATGATTTTTTTAAGTTAATTGGTGATATACTTTTGCATATCATTATTGCACAATCAGAGGATGGAACACAAATTGAATCAGACAATAGAACGGACAGCACTCAGTAACCTTGTATCAAATGAAGATTACTGTAGAAAGGTATTGCCTTTCATCAAACCCGATTATTTTAGTGTAAAAGAAGAACGCATTGTCTTTGAGGAGATTACAAACTTTGTTGACAAGTATCGCAAGATGCCGACAAAGACTTCCTTGGAAATTGAAGTTGAAACTCGCAAAGATTTAACTGAAACAGAACATCAAAAAATTGTAGAGATTATCAAGACACTTGATGCAACTGATGTTGACATGGAGTGGTTAGTCGATACCACAGAAAAGTTTTGTAAAGACAAAGCTATCTACAATGCAATCGTAGATGGTATCGGTATCATTGATGGTAAAGACAAGAACCGTGGTGCAGATGCAATCCCTAGTTTGTTGACTGATGCACTTGCTGTGTCTTTTGACAATGCTGTAGGTCACGATTACTTTAACGATAGTGAAAAGCGTTTTGATTTCTACCATAAAGTAGAAGAACGCATACCATTTGACTTAGAGTTTTTCAACAAGATTACTAAGGGTGGTTTACCACAGAAGACTCTTAACATTGCACTTGCTGGTACAGGTGTTGGTAAGTCGTTGTTCATGTGTCACATGGCTGCAAACTGTTTGTCTCAAGGTAAGAACGTATTGTATATCACCTTAGAGATGGCAGAGGAACGTATCGCAGAACGTATAGATGCAAATCTGATGAACGTATCTATGGAAGACTTGCATGATTTACCTAAAACCATGTTTGAAAGTAAGATTAAGAAGATACAGAAAAAAACAAACGGTACACTGATTGTAAAAGAATATCCTACTGCATCTGCTCACTCTGCACACTTTCGTGGTCTGATTAAAGAATTGTCTATCAAGAAATCCTTCAAACCTGATATGATATTTATTGATTACCTAAATATCTGTGCATCATCTCGTTTGAAGGGAGCATCAAATGTCAATTCGTACACATATATTAAGTCGATTGCAGAAGAACTTAGAGGACTTGCAGTCGAGACAAATGTTCCCATCATGTCGGCAACACAAACAACGAGGGGTGGATTCACCTCAACCGACATTGGCCTTGAGGACACATCTGAATCATTTGGGTTGCCAGCGACAGCAGATTTTATGTTTGCCCTTATCAGTAATGAGGAACTTGATGCACTTAATCAAATCGTAGTAAAACAACTCAAGAACCGATATAATGACCCAACAGTGAATAAAAGATTTGTTGTAGGTATTGACAGAAGTAAAATGAGACTGTATGATGTAGAGAATAAGGAACAAGAGGACTTGGTAGATAGCGGTCAAGATGAACCGACATTTGACAAGACAACCTTTGGGTCTAAGTCATCAGAAACAAGGTATGACGATTTCAAGGTTTAACCTCTTATAAATAGTATAAACTATATGTAGATGGAGCCATTGATATGTCGTTACGGAAGTATGTTCGTCAATTAAAACCTGTCCAAGAAAATTATATCGCACCAGAAGTAAAGATTCAATCTTTATTAAGTGAATCACTTAAAGCAGAAGATTATGAAGCTGCTATTGTTATGGGATGGTATGAACTTCACGAAAAAGAACTTGACAATAAATCTGGTATTAATTCTAAAACTGTTGACACAATCAATGCAAATATACTAGCAAAAGAGTCTGGTAAAAGAATTGCAGAATACATTTTAAAAAATAGACCAGACCTTGTTGGTGCTCAAGCAGAACAATATGGTAGAGCTACAACCAAACTAACTCCTTTTTGGACTTCATTTGGTGCTGGTAACAAAACTCCAAAAACAGACATCCTAATAGGTAACGCAAGATTTTCATTAAAAATTGGTATGGCACAATTAATGTCTGGTGGTAAATCAGAAAGTCTAGCAACATTTAATGCTGCTTTAAAAAATACAGATAAATCTCTTGCAGAAACACCGCAATTTAAAAAGGTAAGTGGTATTATTGAAAACTTTGTAACTGCATCACTTGCCCCAACTCAACTTAGAGCAATTATTAAAAAGGGAAATAATCAAGTTGTAAATGCTGGTGAAACTGCACACAAACAATGTATGACTGAAATGGGAACATTGTTTGATCAAAGTGCAGAGTTTAAAATTGCATTTGCTAGAGAGGCAATGTCTGGTTTTGAAAAATTTGGTAAGACTGCACTTGCAGCCGCAGAATTTATGTTAGTTGCATCCCATGATGGAACTAATGTTGTAATTCATAGTGTTTATGATGATTCATATTGTGAGAAAATGGCAAATAAAATGAAACTTCAAGCACGTTTTAAAACATCATCTAGAAAGTTAAAAGGAAAGAAAACTGGTGAATATAATTTTTGGTCTGTGATTTCTCTTATAGTTGATGCAATGGATGAATCTTTTCATATTCATGGAAAGGTATTAACAGAAAATATATTTCGCAATGTATTAAAAAAAATAAAAGGATTTCTTAGTAAAACTTATAAAAAAATTAAGTTATACTTTAAATCTTCTGCATCAAATCTAATGAAATTTTTAGGTGTTGAAGTGAACATAGAGGTAGATAACTTTGTTGACTTTAAATAGGTTTTTAACAGAAGATAAGGGTGGTAAGAATTTACACCTAGAGCATCTGGAAGATGAAATCCTTAACTATGGTGTTGATGGTGGTAGAGCTGCAATCAACTTCCTACGTTCACTAAGAGATATGCTTGCTGGTAATGCTCGGTCTTCAATTAACATGACTGTCAAGTGGGATGGTGCGCCTGCAATCTTTGCTGGTATTGACCCAGAAGATGGTAAGTTCTTTGTTGCAAAGAAGTCTGTATTCAACGTCAACCCTAAACTGTACAAATCTGCACAAGAGATTGATGATGATTTATCAGGAACACTCAACGCAAAATTCAAAGTTGCTCTTGCAGAGTTTTCTAAACTTGGAATTAAAGGTGTGTTGCAAGGTGATCTGATGTTTACAGATGATGTAGACACAGATACTATTGATGGTACTAAGTATTTAACTTTCCAACCCAATACAATTGTGTATGCTGTTCCTGTTGATAGCACTCTTGGTAAAGTTATAAACAACGCAAAGGTTGGTATTGTCTGGCACACAACATATACAGGTGATGCACTACAGGATATGAAAGCATCATTTGGTGCAGATATCAAAGGACTTAATAAACCATCTACTGTTTGGATGGACGATGCAACTTACAAAGATGCGTCTGGTAGTGCAACCATGACTGCAAAAGAAACTGCATCAGTAACGGCTGCATTGTCTTCTACTGGTTCTACTTTCAAGAAAATCAATGCAGTACAACTAAGGAAGTTTCTTAATCTACAAGAAAGTATGACAGGTGCAATCGCTGGTGCATCTCTCAAGACATACAATAATAGTAAGGTTCGTGCTGGAGAAAAGATTACTAATCCTAAATTACACGCAAAGGGTTATGAGAAATGGGTTGAAACATCAATTCAGAAACAAATTGACAAAGCCAAGAGTGATGCTGGTAAAAAGAAATACACAGACATTCAAAAGGAATATGTAAGAGAAGTCAAGAAACACACCAATAATCTAGTACAAATCATCACGTTTCAAAACTATTTGGTAGACGCAAAGTCACAAATTGTAAATAAACTAAATAGTGTAAAGGGATTGACTGATACGTTCATCAAGACCTCAAATGGATTTAAAGTGACTAATCCAGAGGGTTATGTTGCTATTGATAGAGTTAGTGGCGGTGCTGTCAAACTGGTAGACAGAATGGAGTTTTCCTTCAATAACTTTACTGCTATAAAGGCATGGGATAAATGAAAACATTTTTAGAACTAGCATCTGAAGTATCTGGTCTTTCAGAATTTAAAGTTGTCAACAGGGCTGCAAGACGCAAGGCTGCACTCCGTATGAAAAAACTTGCAAAGAGTTCTTCCTTCAAACAAAAAGTCGCAAGATCAAAACTTAAAATTGCATCACCCGAAAAACAAAAAGTTAAAGCTGCAAAAAGAGCAAAACGAATAGTCATTGATAAATATTTCAAAAATTATGACGATATGCCTGTGGCACAAAGAATAAAGATAGATCAAAAGATACAACAAAAATATGGTGGTCTTATTGCAAAACTTGCTATGAAACAAGTAAAGTTTGTCAAGAAAGATGAAATCAAAAAAGTAAAAGATGCAAGAGCGAGAAAACAAGATGCGTAGTTTTAGAGAAATTTTAGAAGCTCGTGGTGATACTGCTGTATTTACTTTTGGTAGATTCAATCCACCAACCACAGGACATGAGAAACTTATAGATGCACTTGCAAGGGAACAGGGTAAAAACGCTGGTTCTAAAATGTATGTGTATCCATCAAAGTCACAGAACGCTAAGAAAGACCCACTTCCATATGCAAAGAAAGTTGCATATATGAAGAAGATGTTTCCAAAGTATTCAAAGAATATCACAGTAGGTACACCAAGAACTGCAATCGAAGTTGCAGTAGAACTATACAAGAAGGGTCACAAGGCAATCGTAATGGTTGTTGGTTCTGACCGTGTTGCAGAGTTTGATAGACTTTTGAATGAGTATAACGGTGTTGAAGGTAAAAAACATGGATACTATGGTTTTGACAATATTGAAGTAGTATCTGCTGGTGAACGTGACCCTGATTCAGAAGGTGTAGAAGGTATGTCTGCATCCAAGATGAGAGCTGCTGCAGCAGAAGGTGATTTTGATTCATTC